CTAGGATCATCTTTGCTGAAACGCCTCGCGCAGGATCCACATTCGTGGCATTCTCCTACGTTGGTTCTGAAGCAGACGTTATCGCGTCTTACGTTGTTCCTCCAATTGAAGCAGGTGACAAACTCTTTATCGAAGGTGAAGATGAGTCTGATCCTCGTGAGGTTGCTCTGATTGAATCTTCCAACTCTTTGGTTACCTTTGAGTACACGGGAACGGTTAAAGGTCGTAACGCTTCCGCGCTTGCGACTATCCGTAGAGGCACAATTGATGCCGCAATCATTACCAACCCTGGTAACGGTTATACCACGCGCCCAAATGTCGCGGTTATTTCCTCTAGTGGTTTTGATGGTCGTATCCGTGCCCTGATGGGAATTGCAAATATTGCAATTAAGACACCTGGTGTTGGTTATTCAATACCTGAAGTCACCGTTTCCAACGTTGTTGAGGATGATTTTGTTACGCCTGAAGGTGCACCTGTCAATGATGGTTTGGATGTTTATGCTGGTGAGGGTATTGATCCCAACACTGGTCAAACAATCACCATCGAGAATGGTGCAATTCAGATCACACGGAATCCTTCCAACGTGACTGTAAACCAAGGTCAAACTGCAGCATTCACAGTTATCGCAGTCTTCAATGCTGAGGATGGCGATCCTGTCGGAACAACTTCTGGTCTGAATTATCAGTGGCAGAGGAAGAACTACGGGGAAACCAACTGGACAAATATCACTGGTGCAAACCAGGCAACATATGACACTGGATCTGCTTCTCAAGCAGACGACAGTGATGAGTACAGAGTTGCAATCACGTATGCAGGTGCAACACCTGTCTACTCCAACTCTGCTGTTCTTAACGTCCAGACTGGTGCAACTGTAATCTCCAACTTCGTACCGAACTCGATCTTTGCACAATAAATAGTCAAAAACAATGACAGCAACCGCTTCCTATGTACCTGCTACAAGGATCCTGACTGTAGATGGTGACGGGTTACCTAGTCCCGTCACCTACGGTGTGTTCCCTAATGCGAACAATCCGAATACAGTTACGGAACAAGATTTCAATCACGACTTCTATTATAGGGGTGGTACATTTGGAATTGAAAGGACATTTGATGATAATACCTATTCACAAGAAGGGTTTACCATCAATATTCCACTGTCGGTAGATGATAATGCATTGCTATCTGCCACGGTTGATAGTGGTTCAATTCGTCCTGGAGATAATCTGTTATTTGTTTTTAGTGATGGTAGAAAGGCGAAGTTTGTTTACAATGGTACAACCTTTATTTCTACAGCAGGATATTGTTGGAGAAGTACAGATACAAATTTACAGTTAATTGTTCCTGATTCTAACTATAGTAATACAGGTACATATACTTACTATGATCAAAGATTAGGACGCGATCCTACTCCATTGGGTGCTATTGGTGTTGCAGGTAACGGTGTAGTTTTCTTCAATCCTTCTGCTGGTGCTGGTGGAAACCCACCAGCAGGATTTAGTTGGAATGCACATTACCCAACATCTCCTGCTGATTTTGGAGATGATTCATGTGGTGGACATCCAGAACAAACGGGTCAATATCATTACCATGACTCCCACTTCATTGATTGCTGGCAACAGGGATCAGTCATGGCAACATACAATGATTACTATGGTTTATCTCAGTACAACGGTGATGTTCTAAGACATCCAGACGGTCATTCTAAAATTTTGGGATTTGCTTTTGATGGATTCCCTGTATATGGTCCTCATGCATATACTGATCCTTGGGATACATCCTCAAGCGTTATAGACATGAGTTCTTCATATCAAGTAAAACCCATAGAAACATCGGGAAGACCTTCATATGGGAGCACACTTCAAAACCCACCTGCAGGTTCCTTTGTACAAGACTGGGAATATGTTGAGGGTAATGGAATTCTGGATTCTCACAATGGAAGATTTTGTATTACTCCAGAATATCAATCTGGAACCTATGCATATTTCTTATCATTAGACGATCAGGGTGAACCATCCTTCCCATACCTTATGGGATTTACTGCACGTCAAGTGATTGATCAACCACCTAACAATGGTGCTGCTACACCTCCTGCACCTCCTAGCAGTGGTGATGGTGTGGCACCTCCTGCAACTCTACAGATTGCAGCACAACCACAGAATGCAACAGTTAATAGTGGTCAGACAGTTACATTTACTGTTTCCGCTACTATTGTTCCAGAAAATGGTCCCAAGTCTTATCAGTGGTTTAGATCTACTGATGGTGGATTTGCATACTCGCAACTCAATGGTGCAACATCTCCGACGTATGCGTTTACTGCTTTGTCATATATGACAGGGTATAAGTACAAACTTGTTATTGAAGGTCCCGTTGGTGCTGTAGCAGCAACCAATTCACCTCTCACAACTGATGTTGCAACTCTGACCGTAACTGGTACTGGTGGTTCTACGAATAATACCTTCGATAATACAGGTATTACACTCGATAGCACATCAACTAGCTTCGATCAAACCTAAATAACACTGTAAAAGTCTAAGAACTATGGCAAAACAAAGCATTGGTATTGGTTCTTCCGCTAATGATGGCACTGGTGATACCCTTAGGGACGCTGGTGTAAAACTCAATTCTGTTATTGATGAGATTTATGATCGTCTAGGAAACGAGACTGATCTCCTTGTCAATATTGGATCGGGTATCACTGAAGGTCAAGTTCTTAAGTGGTCTACAGCAGGAAACCCCTCTTTTGTTGGAGGCAACTTTGACGAGTTGACATCAAATTTAGATGTCTCGACATTTAATATTGTTTCAACTAGCGCAAGAGATATTGTAATTAAACCTGATAGTACAGGTGATATTAAATTTTGGGGTGGTGGTAGTGGATCTGCATACACCTACATTGATGGTGCAGATGGATTCCTAAAATACTATGCACCATACACTGATCTAGCAAGTCTTCCTGACGCTGTAAACCATCATGGCATGTTTGCACATGTTCATGCCACAGGTAAGGGTTACTTCGCTCATGGGGGCGTCTGGGTGCCTCTGGTGGACGAAAACAGTGGCGTTGGTGATCTCTCCGATGTAGACATGACTGTTGGTGGTGGTCCCTCCAATGGTCAAATCCTTAAGTGGAATTCAAGCACTTCCAAGTTTGAACCTGCCAATGATGATTCATCTGGTGGCGGTGGTGGTGGAACAACACAAAACCTTTTTGAACAATTCAACGCTGACACTGGTTCGACAACTGCAAGTGCAGCACAAGATGTTTTAACTGTCGCTGGTGGTACCAATATTGGTACATCAATTACTGGTGATGTATTAACCATTAACATGACGGGGGCGTTAGGTGATCCTGATCAAAATCTCTTCTCTGTTGTTGGATCTGATTCGGGATCCAAAACTGCTAATAGCACTACTACTACTGTTAATTTTGTTGGTGGTACTGGAATCTCCACTGCTGTGGCTGGTGATAATCTAACGATTACAAACGATTCACCAAACGTTGTTCAAAACATTTTTGCTACTGTTGCAGGTGATAGTGGAAGTACAGGAGCAAATAGTGCTTCTGAAACTTTAACGATTGCTGGTGGAACAAACATCACCACAGTGATGTCTGGTAATACTCTTACCATTAATAATTCTGCTGGTGCTCTTCCTTCTGTAACTGAAAATCAGAACATTGTTGCAACAGGAACCAACACCTTTACCGCTTATGGATCTCCTGTTCTAGGTTGGTCTGTTTCTGGTAGCACTGGTACAGGTTATCTCTTTGATGGTCCTGGCGTTAGTAGTTCTACTGGCAACCCAACGATCTATGTTTATCGTGGATTCACCTATAGATTCAACAACACAACTGGATCTGGTCACCCGTTTGAGATCAGAGTTGGATCTGGTGGTTCAGCGGTAACTGACGGTATTAGTGGTTCCACCACTGGTGTTTTGCTATGGGAGGTCCCGTACTCCGTCGCTGCTGGTACAACTTATGTTTACCAGTGCACAATCCACGGTGGCATGGTAGGAAACTTAGTGGTGGTCTAATTCATGACAAGAACAGTCCCAGGTAGTGGCGCATCCATTGAACCAGTTTTTAACAGTACATACGGCGTTAAAGATGTATTTGTTATTACTGGTGGTTCTGGATATGTTGCTTCCGACCCTCCAAAATTAACTATTGGTAATTGCGGCACTCCAGTTCGTGATGCAGTGTTGCGTCCTATTATCAATACTGCTGGAGAAATCCAAGCAGTTGAAGTTTTGGATCCTGGTGAGGGATATAGTCCTTTACGTTTGATTATTGAAAGTGATGATCTTGGTGCTGGTGGTGCCACTGGTGATGTATTTCTAAATGCAACTGGTGGTGTTGATTATATTCAAATAAGGTCCAACGGAGATAACTACTTCTCACAAACCGTAGCACGTATCGAAGGTGGCGGTGGAGCAGGTAGTGAACTGGTTCCTGTCACTGGTAGTGTTACAGGTTTATCCCTAGAAAACGTTGGACGAAATTATACCAGACAAGATGTTGCTCTGGTTATTGGTGGCGGGGGCGGCGAAGGCGCAACTGGGGTTGCTGAGGTAAATGAGTTCGGTCAAATCGAAAACATTAATATCAGCAACGCTGGTGAGTTCTTTGAGACTCCACCTATCGTTCAGTTGATTGGTGGTGGAGGTAGTGGTGCTGCTGCTGAGGCTCAGATTAACCTTGGCGTAATTGATAATATTAACATTGTCAATCCTGGTGGTGGATATACTTCTCCACCTCAAGTTATTTTTGCAAGGAATACAAACCTTGTAAGGACTGCCAGAAACAGACAGTCATTGAACTCTACAGTGTTCAATATTACTGGTCTTACTGGTGACATTGCAGAATCAGATACAACGATTAACGTTGAAACAACTGCAGCGTTCCCTGGTTCTGGTAAAGCACTGGTTGGAAGAGAGATCTTTAGATATACATCCAAAACTGGCACACAGTTTAAGGGTGTTACTAGAGGTGTCAACTTCAAATTTGATCAAAAAATTCGTCTTGATAGTTTACAAGATAATCCAAATACTGGTTTAACGGGTTACTCATTTAATATTAATGACCGTGTAAGGCGTCTCTCTGAATCTAGCGATAACAAGATTGCTATCGTTTATGACTGGAGACCTGAAACTAGAGACCTATATCTGGTGTTCCAAGTTGATGAACTAGCGTTTATTGACGCTGGTCGTTCTACCGAAGAAAGTAAAATTGTTGCCTTTATTTGTGGAGTTGCAAGTTCTAGTGGAACTGGTGTTGAACCACATGTTCTGGTTGAACTAGAAGGTAGTGACATTGTATTGTTTACTAATCCTCTCTCTTCACTGCCCGATAGGAAGTTTGAAGATGATGATGAGTTAAGTGGTGCTGGTGACGGTATCCCTGACTTGGTAAATACTGGTACAGACTTTGAATTGGAAACAAGTCTTGATGGTGGGATTGCCTCTTCACTTTACGGTATTGAGGAAACTATTGGTGGACAAAACACCACACTCCTTGCTATCGGTGACAAAATTTATGATGGAAATACTACACCGTTGGTTGCTACTGTTCAGGGCGCTGGTGCTCTGGGTGATGGTGATCAACATGATGCAATCATTAATATTATTGGTACTAACTGGTCTATTCCCAACTTCACTGTTGGAGAAACCGTGTCTGGTGGTACAAGTGGAGTCACCGCAACCGTGGACTCCTTCACTGCTTCGGCAACAGGATATGGTTCTGGATATGTCACACTGGTTCTTAAAGATCCCGTTGGCAACGGAAATGTATTCAAATTCACTTCTGGTGAAACACTATCTGGTGGAACGTCAGGTGGGTCTGCAAATGTGTGGTCCGCTGAATATAGCGTTCTCCTGAGAAACGAACCAGAATAACCTATAAATAAAGGGAAGGGTAAAACAGCATAATGGCTCTACTTACTGACCAATTCAGAATTTTTACCGCAAATAAGTTTATCAAGGCATTGGAGGGTCCCGACCCGATCCAGTCTGATACTGATGCAGGTAGCGCGAGGGATCGACTGTATGTTTTCATCGGTCGCCCACAAGCATGGGACAACGAGAATAATCCTCCGACACCAGTGGACTCTTTTCAAGAGTTTTCTGATGTGTTCGATGATCTAATCTCCTTGAAACGAGTGTTGGCAAACGACACTATTCAGGTTATTCGTCGTGTTGACTGGACACCTCCCGAACAAACCACTGGTGGTTTGGGTTATGTCTATGACATGTATCGTCACGATTACAGTTCTACTAAAACTGCATCTTCTGGTGCAACTAAACTGTATGACGCAGACTTCTTTGTCGTTAACTCGTCGTACCAGGTTTACAAGGCAATCTATAACGGAACATCCCCTTCTGATCCGAACGGTAAACCATCTACGATTGAACCTACAGGTACATCCACCTCAGTTATTACAACTGCTGATGGGTATCGTTGGAAGTATATGTACACCATCCCTGTTGGGCAGGTGTTGAAGTTCTTCTCTAACGAGTACATGCCTGTACTGACTGACACTGCAGTTATTTCTGATGCTGTCGGTGGTGAGATTGATACTATTGTAATCCAATCTTCTGGTTCTGGTTATAACAACGGCACCTACGAAAACGTTTCTATTAAAGGAGACGGTACTGGTGGTCGTGTTTCTATCGTTGTTGATGGTGGTAAGGTTGTATCTGCAACTGTAACATCTGGTGGTTCTAACTACACCTTCGGTAAAGTTATTATTGACGAGATTAATGGTATCGGTGCTGGTACTGGTTCTGGTGCAACTATTGACGTTATCATCCCACCTGATGGTGGTCATGGTTCCGACCCCACTGTAGAGTTGGGTGGTTACCGTGTCATGATTAACACGAAGTTCACCTACGATGAAGGATCAGGTGACTTCCCTACTGATAACGACTATCGCCGTATTGGTCTCGTTATCAATCCATTTAGATTTGGTACATCTGAACTTGTTGCAGACCTTACTTTGTCTGGTACAAGTGCTGTAATTTTCTCCCCGACATTTACAGGTCAGTTCTCTACTGATGAAATCATCACACAGTCTCGTACTGTTGGTGGTCAGCAGGTTACTGCTCGTGGACGTGTCATCTCTTGGAACTCCACCACCAAAGTTCTGAAATATTATCAGAACAGAGTTGATGGTGTGTTCCCTGAAATTACAGGTAACCTTGTTGAGTTTGAGGGTGGTAATGCTGTTGTTGGTTCTACCTCTGGTACATCTGGAGACCCCGACATCAACTTCCCAATCATTGCTGGATCATCTACTCGTGTCATTAATAACACTGAGTATGACCTGGGTATGTCATTTACAAACGGATATGCAAATCCTGAGATTGAACCAAACTCGGGTGATGTAATTTACATAGATAATAGAAGCGCGATCTCCCGTGCTGGTGACCAAATCGAAGATATTAAAATCGTAATCGAGTTCTAAAAAAATGCCTCAGAATACCAATCTGAATATCAGTCCTTATTTTGATGACTTTGATAAGGACAAAAATTTCTACCGAGTTCTCTTCCGACCTGGATTCCCCATTCAGGCAAGGGAACTTACTACGATGCAATCGATTCTGCAGAATCAAGTTGAATCGATGGGACAGCACTTCTTCAAAGAAGGTGCGATGGTCATCCCTGGTCAGATTGGTTATGATCTGAATGTTAAGGCAGTTATCCTACAACAGAACTTCCTGGGTGTAAACGTTGAGAACTATAGAACTCAACTAAACGGTCAGGTTATCACTGGTGTAACTTCTGGCGTTAAAGGAAAAGTTCTGTATTCAATTCCTGCTAGTGAGTCGGATATTGGATACATTACACTGTATGTCAAGTACGTTGATTCTGGTGATACTACATCAGATGAGGGTATTAAAGAATTTCAAAACAACGAACAGTTGTATGCTGAGAATGAGATCACGTTCGGAACAACCCTGATTGAGGTTAACTCCCCGTTCTCTCAACTTCTCCCCGCTGATGCAACCGCAACTGGTTCCGTTGCATATGTAAATGCAGGTGTATATTTCATTCGTGGTTATTTTGTAGACGTTCCTTCATCATATCTGTTGTTGGATCAGTATACCAATAACCCTTCCTACCGTATTGGTTTGGAAGTTAGTGAATCTATTATCACTCCAGAAGACGATCCGTCACTGAATGATAACGCTGCTGGTGCTTCTAACTATTCTGCACCTGGTGGACATAGATTCCGTATTAAGACCACACTGGTCAAAAAAGCAATTAATGATGATACTGATAAGAACTTCATTGAACTTCTCCGTATCAACCAAAGTAAGATTGAGCAAGTTGTTAATAAGACTGCATATTCTGAACTTGAGAGATCTCTTGCACGTCGTACGTTTGAAGAGAGTGGAGACTACGTTGTCGATAGTTTCGACGTAACGGCAAGGGAACACCTTGACGACTTCTTCAATAATGGTGTATATACTTCAGGATCGGTTGGTACTGATGGCGTTGCTGCATCAGATGAATATCTGGCAGTAGAAGTTGGTCCTGGTAGAGCATATGTTAGAGGTTATAGAACTGAATTCTTAACACCACAATATGCATCTGTACCAAAACCAAGAACGTTTAAGGAAAGACAGAACGGTATTATCTCGTTTGAACTTGGACAGTTTGTTGAGGTATACGACGTTTATGGTAACCCACAACTGACAGGTGATGGTGTATCCAAAGCATATCAAACTTTGGAACTCCGTGACAACTGGATGATTGCTACTGCCAACGAAACTGATTATTCCGACGAGACTGGTTCTGGTCAGGGTAACATGATTGGTAAAGCACGAATGGTGCAGATGAAATATCTGCGTTCCGATAGTGCCCTAGGAACAGATTTCCATAATGTTTATCTGTTTGATATTCAGATGTTTACTGCTTTGAACTTCAAAGCAAATGTGTCTCTGTCTGCTGGTGATAGAATTTTTGGTCGTACATCTGGTGCTAGTGCATATGTATTTGAGGGTGCAACAACTGCTCAAAATAGAAAGTATGTAACAATTTATCAGGTATCTGGTAGGTTTACTGATGGTGAAGTGATCGTCAGAGATGGTCGCATCGTTGGTGAACTTGATGCCATCTTCTCATACCAGTTCCAAGATACCAGATCTATGATCGGTAGGAACCCTGGCAACGCTGTTGTCTTTGGTGCAAACCTGTCACTCAATGATCAGTATCCTATTGATTGCTATAACGTTGAAGTTGATCAAGCAACAGATAATGATCTTACTGGTTTCGGTTCCAACTTTGGTACAGAATTGCGTCCTGGTGAAGTTGTTCGTGTAACTGGTACAACCGTTCAGGGTAATAACACATTACGTGTTAAGAGAATTAACCCACAAGCAATTGATCAATCTGCTTCAAACTCGGCAACTGGGGTAGCTGCACCTATCTTTGATTATGCAAATCAAGTTGCAAAATTAGATACATCATTAACCAAAGGTACCATTCCTGATGGCGAATACGCCAATGGTGTGGTTGTGAGAATGAGACCATACCTTCGGATGAAGGATTATCAGAATGGCGAACTTACGATTGACCTTCCATATCGTTCTATGCGGTCTTTGGAAGATGAATCGTTCTTTGTCTATAGATCGTTCGTTAACAAAGTTGTAAGTAACGGTGACATCACGATTACTCTGCCCGAATCTGAGGCATTTGGATCGCTAGATGAGGGTGACTTTACTCTTACTGTTGCTTCGCAATCTGGTTCTTCTTACACTGTCGGTCAAAACATTGACCTTGAAGTAGCAAACGACGCCGCAACTCTTACAGTAACATTTGGTGCTGAACGTCAGTCAATTTCTGTACAAGGTTTGGCAGGTGTTACTCAGGTTCACCTAAATGCTCTCGTATCTAAGAACACAGTAGCACGTAAAGTGAAGACTGCATCTAAGATGCGTTGTATGAAAGTTATCAAGACTAATCAGCAGAATGATACTCTGAAATTTGGTCTTGCTTATGGTCATCTATATGGAACACGTATCGAAGATACGGAAGTTTCCTTTGGTCTAAACGATGTATATAAAATCCATGCAGTATATGAATCAGAAACCGATGCTGATGCACAAATCCCTTATGTGGTTTTGGATGAGGCGACCTTCTTTGATACGGGCTCTATCATTAGTGGTAGAACTTCAGGTGCCAGAGCGAGAGTTGTATCGTTTATAAACTCAACTCTGCGTTTATATAACGTATCTGTCAATAACATTCCGTTTGTTCCTGGTGAAATCATTGATGGTTTCGATGATGACGGTGTTCAATTGACTGCTATTGTTGATGACGCTGACGGATCTGTAATTACTGGATCCAGAAACATCACAACTTCATTCAAGTTGGATCCTGGTCAGGGTTCACACTTCTATGATGTTTCCAGAATGATCAGACAACCTAACTCTGCTCCTCCAACTAGGAAGTTGATGGTTGTATTTGATTACTTCCTCCATGAGCAGACGGGCGATTACTTCTCTGCACAATCTTATACAGGTATTCCTTTCAAAGAGATTCCTAATTACAAACTTGATGGTAACATCAACTTCCTGGTTGACTCTATTGACTTCAGACCAGGTGTTGGTGAACAGGCAGATGGTTCGGGTACCGTTGGTGCACCTTACTATGTGAACTGTACATCCCTTGACTTTGATTCGAGAACGTTTGATACCAGCGGTGGTTCTGGTGGATCGACAATCTTCGACATCATGAGAATTGAGACAGACTTCCGTGCCGACTATAGTTGGTATCAAGGTCGTATGGATCATATCTATCTCGGTCACAATAATAAAATTCTTGTTGCTCAAGGCAAACCTGGCGATGAACTTGTCCCACCAGACAAGGTTGAGAACGCCATGCTCTTGGCAACTATGGAACTTAAACCATATGTTTACGATCCTGAGCGTGATGTAATCATCAAACCCGAGCAGATCCGTCGCTTCACCATGAAAGATATTGGTGATATTGAAAAGCGTATTGGTCAGGTTGAGTATTACACTTCATTGTCTCTTCTTGAGGCACAAGCAGATTCCGCCAAAGTTTATGACGAAAACGGATTTGATAGATTTAAGAATGGATATGTTGTTGATGACTTCACTGACCACACAGTTGGCGATGTTCTGAGTGAAGACTATAAGTGTTCCCTTGACTTCAAGGAAGGCATCTTACGTCCATCACACTATACAACTAACGTTGCACTTGAGTGGAACGAAACTGCATCTAACAATATTATCAAGCATGAAGGAAACATCATCACACTTCCATTTAATGAAGTGAAGATTGTTGAACAACCATATGCTTCTCGTCAAGAGAATGTTAACCCGTTCAACGTGTTTACCTTTATTGGTCGTATTGACTTAACCCCTGCATCTGATGATTGGATTGATACCAAACGTCTTCCTGCAAGAGTTGAGAACGTCGAAGGTGACTTCTCTGCGGTTTCAAGAGACCTGAATATTGACCAGAATGGTTTTGCTCCTATCCAATGGGGTTCATGGCAAACTAACTGGACTGGTGAATCATTGAAATCTAGTTCTAGATTCCAGTCTGCTTCTGGTACATATGGTATCGGTCGTCCACAAGGTCGTGCTGGTCACGGTCAGCGTCGTCAAGGTTTGTTCTATCTTCATGAACGTCGTACCTATCGTGTTGTTAATAATCAAGCACGTCAAGGTATTAGAACTCGTGTTGTTCCTAGAGTTGATCGCAAGTCACAAGGTGATAGCATCCTGTCACAAACTGCAGTTCCCTGGATCCGTTCTAGAAACGTTGGGTATAAGGTTTCTCGTATGAAACCCAACACTCGTTTCTATTCATTCTTCGACAATGTAAATGTTAACACTTACATGTGTCCAAAAATTATTGAACTTGTTAAATCTTCGACTGCTGATCCTACGACTAACGAAACACCTTTCGTGGTTGGTGAAATTGTTATTGGTAGCATTTCCGATTGCCGTTTGAAGGTTGCTGAACCTAATGATGGTGGTCAATTTAACCCATACTCAGGAACAGCATCGCAACTTCCTGAGTCTTATGCATCACAAACTGATATTCTGAACATCGACGTTACAGCGATGGCAGAAACAAAGAACCCTGACTTCTATGGAAACATTGCTGTTGGTGAAATTCTTGTCGGTCAAACATCTGGTGCTCGTGCGGTTGTTAAAAACCGTCGTTTGATCTCAAACAACGTTGGTGAAATTGCTGGTTCACTCTTCATTCCTAACCCGAACGAAGATTCCAACCCACGGTTTGCTACAGGTACACGTACCTTCCGTTTCACTACAAACGAAGAAAACAGCAAGATGCCTGGTACTGTTGACTCCTCTGCTGAGACAACTTACGAAGCACGAGGCACATTGAACACTGTTCGTGAGAACATTCTTGCTATCCGTAATGCTGAGATTGTTCGCGACACAGTTAGTGAAGATAGAGTTGTTACTACAACCAGAACTGAGACACGTCAGATTGGTTGGTATGACCCTCTTGCACAATCATTCATTGTGGATGAAGAAGGTGGTATGTTCATCAACTCGGTTGAGATTTTCTTCTCAACTAAAGATGGAAACATTCCAATCTCCATGCAAATGCGTACCATGGAAAATGGTTATCCAACTGGATCAATTCTCCCATTTTCTGATGTTACCCTTAACCCAGATCAAGTAGAAACATCTGAGAACGCTGCGATTCCGACTAAGTTCACATTCCGTGCACCTGTCTATATCAAGCAATCTACAGAATATTGTTTCGTTCTCCTGTCTGACTCTAACGAGTATAAAGTTTGGATCTCCCGAATGGGTGATGTTGATGTAACTGGAACAAGAACGATCTCTGAACAACCATATGCTGGTGTTCTGTTCAAATCTCAGAACGCATCTACCTGGACTGCCGATCAGTACGAAGATCTTAAGTTTGTAATGTATCGTTGTGAGTTTACCCCTTCCGCTGGTGTTGCAGTATTCAACAACTGTCGTCTTGGTAGAGGTAATGGTGGTGTTCATAATTTGATTGAGAACCCACTTCTAACTCTGAAACCACAACAGGTATTGACTCTACCTACAGGTGGTAGTTATTCCTTTACGATTGGTGCAACAGTTGAACAGGATCCTTCAGGTGCAAAAGGTACCGTTACTGAATGGGATACCACTGGCACAAATCCAAAACTGACTATCACTGATATTGAGACTGGTCCTAGTGGACAAGGTTTCCAAGCAGGTTTCGTTCAGTCTGGTGGTTCTATCTACAACGTGCTGAAGTCTTCACAGGCAACTGTTGCAATCACAACTTCTGTGGTTACTAACGGTCAATTTGAAGTTGGTGAAACAATCACTAACGGTGGCGATGCTGAAGCATTGGTTACTTCCTTCGATACTGGAACGGGTATCCTTGAAGCAAATTACAACAAAGGAACGTTCTCAGACAGCGACACTATTAGTAATAGTAGTGGTGTTTCTGCAACGATTACTGGTGGCGGTGTTGCATATGGTGCTAGTTCTGATTCCAGAACTGCTTATCCAGAAGGAACGATTGCTTATCAGGATTCTGATAGAGAAGTTCTTGTATACCATAAGAACCATGGTATGCACCAGAGAACAAACAACATCGTTGTTGAAGGTATTGAGTCTGAAATTCCACCTACAGTATTGACATCATCTCTTGCATCAGATGCAACCTCAATCAACGTACAGGATGCTCTGTCTTTCCATAACATTATTAACAATACTAGCGTTGGACCGACAAATGTAGGTTACGTGAAGATTGGAGATGAGATTATCAAATACAGTAGTATTTCTGTAACTGGTCAAACCATTACTGTCGCTTCTAGTGGACGTGGTGCTGATGGTACCGCTGCAGTAGCACATAGTGCAGGTGAGAGAGTTCTGTGTTACAACCTTGATGGTATTCCTCTGGTTGAATTGAACAAAACACATACTTCAATCTCTTGCCCATGGTTGGATACTTACATGCTGCACACTGATAGTGTTGCAACAAATGGTATTCGCGGTGGTGGTAGGTTTGTGTATGCAACACAAAACGTACAGTATGAAACTTTGACTCCTCAGATTGCAACTATGAATCTGCCAGAAACGGATATTCGTACTCTGGTAAATACTACAACTGCTACCTCAATTGGTGATGGTTCCTCTGTAATTGATCAGGCGTCGTTCATTAACACTGGCGATTTTGATGAAGTTGTTCTAAACGATCAAAACTTCTTCACTTCTCCAAGAATGATTGCTGCTCAAATTAATGAGAATAATAAAATGGAAGGTGGTAAGTCATTCACAATGCAAATTCAACTTGCAACTGCCAATCCTAATCTAACTCCTGTTGTTGACCTTGATCGTTGTTCGTTAATTACAACTAGCAACCGCATCAACTATTGGCCTGGTGGTTCTGCCGCCATTCCTACACAGGCAGCAATTGACAGGACTGCTGATACTTCAACGGATCCTGTTGGTGATCAAAATGATGCCATCTATTGCACACGTCTTGCTCGTCTGGCAAATGAATCACGTTCATTGAAACTTGCTTTCCAGATTACAAGACAAGCAGATTCGTTCATCTATCCATATTATAAGGTGTTTACTTTCGGTGCTTCTACTAGACCCGAAGATGTTGATTGGACACCATTCCCTGAAAATATTAATTATGACAGCACTCCTTCTGAAGAACTCCTTTGGAAAGATTTTGAATACGAAGTTAAAGGTCTTAACTTTAATGCCTTCCAAATCAAGTTGGTAATGAAGTCTAAGAACCAAGCATCGGTTCCATTGATTGCTGATCTCAGAGCAACAGCGTTGGCAACTTAAAGCTATAGCTGTCTCTCTGAACCCTTACAGTGTTATTCTAATTAGATTATTGTTTTATGTCAAGCCTTGACCCGAGAAAAGAAGGTTGGTTACCCGTTGAAGGACATGAAAACCTTTGGCGGGATCCAATTACTAATGCTATTGTCAATACTGACACATCTGAGTACGATAAATACATGAGGGCACATACCGCTCGTGTACAGAAAGAGGCGAGTCTGGCGTCTTTACAAACCGAGGTTGATGATATAAAATCAGACTTGGGTGACATCAAAAACCTTCTATTGAATTTTATTAAGGAGAAACACAATGACAGTTGAAGTGACCGAAACTATGGATCAAGATAAACTTCTTGGTCAATTCCGCGAGCGTTATCAAGCACTTGTAAATCAAAACAAAGAACTTTCCCAACAGATTAAAAACAATGAAGCACAAGCACTCAAATTGCTTGGCGCTATTGAAACTCTGGAATACCTCAATCCCCCTGAAGAAGCAGAGGAAGAAGAGGAATCCGCTGAGTGACATAAATAAGTCTGTATGGTACGTCCTACCCACTGGCACTAGCGTATAACAGATGGCAAACAGAATACAATTAAGACGTGATGGTGCCCAGCAGTGGGCTAACGTTAACCCGATCCTTGCCCAAGGTGAAATTGGTATCGAGATTGATACGTCTCGAATCAAAATCGGAGATGGTGTTACTCCATGGAACTCTCTAAAATATGAGAGACCCATTGAGACGGAATCTAATACTGCAAATACACTTGTTAAGCGTGATGCTGACGGTAACTTTGCTGCAGGTGCCATCACTGCATCAATCATTGGTAATGCTGCAACAGCAACCCGATTAGCAAACACTCGATCTATTACCCTTGCTGGTGATATGTCGGGTTCTGCGTCGTTTGATGGTTCTGCAAACGTAAACATTACGGCAGAACTAAACTACGTTACATCACTACCGCACTACGATTCGGGTAATCTTTCTGCAACTGGTACATATACACAGTTGGTGATTGACTCTCGTGGTCGTATTATTAACGCATCAAACCCAACCAGTCTGTCACAGTTTGGTATTACCGACGCTCAACCGTTGGATGCTGACCTGAGTTCCCTTGCGAACATGACAGGTTTCGGTTTGATCTCTAGATCTGCCGCTGGTACTTTGGTTAACCGTCAGGTTACTGGTGCTGCTGCACGTATTCTGGTAAGCAATGGTACAGCACAGAATAGCAATCCTCTGATTGATCTTGCTGATACTCCTGTTGTTGTTGGAGAATATAACCCGAACAGCAACCTTGACCCATCTAAGATCTCTATTGCTGGTAATGGTAATGAGACTGTCAACACTACACAACTGACAGTTGACCGTTATGGTCGTCTAACACAAGCATTAACTATCCCCATTGCTACTGCAATGGAGGGATCTATTTACCCAGCATACGATAACTCTACTGCATATAGTAGATTCGCTATTGTTGAGGCATCTAACGCTAAGGTATATCAAGCAACAATCCGTGACATCGGTTCTGGTCTTGGTGAACCAACCCACACAGATGCATCTGATGCTGGTGGTTGGAGATACCTATGGTCTGCACAAGTTGAGCAGAAAGGTCTTGCATCCTTTGCACAAGAAGACTTTGATGTTACTGTTTGGGATGGTAGTGACAACACTATTGGTGGTCACGTAACGATTGCTGAGAATGCAATCGAAAACTCACAACTGCAATCTGCTGGTAAACTGATCTTTACTGATCAGAATGCAACAGAAGAATTCATCCTTGATAAGGAACGTACAACTGACAATGCCTATCATGGCATCACTAAAGTAAATCATGTTAACATCAATAACCGCAGTGGTGGTTCTGTTTTCAGAGTTGTTGGCTACGATACTGCTGAGTATCCCTTCCAACCTTCCATCCTGTCGCAAGGTAATTCTTACCCCGCTATTACTGCTGATGATGCTAACGGCAATGGGAGCGCCACCAGTGGTTCAACTCTTACTGGTCTTGTTGATATTAATCTTGACACTACCCTTTCTGGTAATCTTACCCTCGACGTTACAAAAGCAGACCAGTTCATAAAGCGTACCAGTGGTAACATTGAGTTTGCTTTAGAAGTTAATGAAGCGACAAATCGCTCCATGGATATCAACGTTACCAATGCTGGTAGTGGAGATGCAACTCTTAATATTACTTCCGATCAGGATATTACTATCCTGGTTACTGACGTTGACCATAGAGTCAATGTCGAAGATTTCCACTTCCAAGATAACGTCTTATCTACAACCAATGCCATCATGGTATTGGATCCTAATGATGACGATGACCTTACTGGCACAGTCCGTATCCGTGGTGACCTGACAGTTGATGGTGTTACAACCACCGTTAACTCAACTGTGGTGACTATCCAAGACCCCATCATGACATTGGGTGGTGAGGATACACTGTTAACAGATGATAACAAAGATCGTGGTATTGAATTTAGGTATTATGATAGTCAAGAACGATTCGGATTCTATGGTTGGGATGAAGACTATGCGGACTCTAACATTTGGTCTGGCACTGGCGGGTATAGGTTCCTCTACAATGCGA